ATAGAATCTAGTATATCAATATACAATGCTGAAATTTTAAAAGAAATTGTAGATTTAAACTTGCACGATTTTGGAATCTTTTTAGAATTAGAACCTGACGAAGAAGAAAAACAACAACTAGAACAAAACATTCAAGTTGCTTTACAATCAGGTGGTATTAATTTAGAAGATGCTATTGATATTAGGCAAATTAAGAATATAAAGCTAGCAAACGAATCTATTAAATTTAGAAGAAAGAAAAAAGAAGAAGCAGATAGAGCAGCTCAGCAAGCAAACATACAAGCACAAGCTCAAGCAAATGCGCAAGCATCAGAAGCAGCAGCTATGGCAGAAGTACAAAAGCAACAAGCCTTAGCCCAAACTAAAATACAAATAGAGCAATCAAAATCTCAATTTGATATTCAAAAGCTACAACAAGAAGCTGAAATTAAAAAGCAATTAATGGAAGTAGAATTCCAATACAATATGCGTTTAGCTGAAGCTCAAGCTGGTGGAAAAAAAGAAAACGAAAAATACAAAGAAGATCGTAAAGACGATAGAACAAAAATACAAGCGACTCAACAAAGCGAGTTGATTGATCAAAGAAAAAATGATTCTTTACCAAAGAATTTTGAATCAGCCGGGTTTGACAACCTCGGAGGGTTTGGCCTAGAGCAATTTGAACCTAGGTGATAAGCGTTTATTAATTTTATAATATTATATCATGTCAGAAACAATTAAAGTGGATCTTAGAGAAGGTCCTAAAACAGTTGAAGATAACGTTACTAAGGTAGATTTATCTAAAACAGAAAAAACAGAAACAGATGCCGTTCAAGAGCAAACAACAGATGAAGCTATGCTTCAAAATGAAAAGCCCGAAGTGGGACTGCAAGAAGTGGTTGAAGAAAACAAACAAGAAGAATCTGAAGAAGTAATTACAATAGGTGAAACTACTGAAGAAGTAGCTGAAGAGGTAACTGAAAAACAAGTTGTTGATTCTACTCCTAAAGTTGATTTACCCGAAAATGTAGAAAAGCTAGTTGATTTCATGAAAGAAACTGGTGGAACTTTGCAAGACTATGTTAGGTTAAACGCTGATTATAGTAATGTGGATTCAGATACATTGTTAACAGAATATTACAAACAAACAAAGTCACATTTAAATGCTGCTGAAATTGATTTTTTAATGGAAGACAGATTTGAGTTTGACGAAGAAGTAGATGAGGAGCGAGAGATCCGCAAAAAGAAACTCGCAAAAAAAGAAGAGGTTGCAAAAGCAAAAAAGTTTTTAGAAGGCTTAAAGGATAAATATTATTCAGACATCAAGTTGAGACCTGGATTATCCCCTGAGCAGCAAAAAGCTTCTGAGTTTTTCAATCGATATAATGAGAATCAAAAAATAGCTGAGCAACAGCATTCTGCATTTAAAGAAAACACTAAACAAATGTTTAACCAAGATTTCAAAGGTTTTGATTTCAAAGTAGGTGAAAAAACATTTAGATACGGTATTCAAAATGTAAACAAAGTTGCAGAAAACCAATCAAACATTAATAACCTTATTGGGAAGTTCCTAAATGACAAAGGCGAAGTAGTGGATACGAAAGGTTATCACAAAGCTATTTATGCTGCTGAAAATGTAGATACTATTGCAAAACACTTTTATGAGCAAGGCAAGGCTGATGCGGTAAAAGACGTTGTTGCAAGTTCTAAAAACACAAGCACAGAAGCGAGGTCGACGGCGCCTTCTGAAGTTACTGTTGGTGGGTTTAAAGTACGAGCAATAAGCGGTGTTGATTCTTCAAAATTAAAGATTAAAAAAACATTTAACAATTAAACATTAAAAACATTTTATTATGGCATTAACAGGTGGATCAGGCTTAACGCCTTTCGCAAAAAAATCGGTATTATCAACAAACTATATCGACTTTACAAGTGCTGACGCAAACAGTGCAAACTGGGCTCAGCAATACATTCCAGAAGTATACGAAGCAGAAGTTGAAAGATACGGAAATCGTACTATTGGAGGATTTTTAAAAATGGTAGGAGCTGAAATTCCTATGACTTCTGACCAAGTAGTATGGTCTGAGCAAAACAGATTACACGTTTCTTATGAAGGATTAACTCTTACTGCTGGTGGAGCTTTAGGTGCATTACCTGCTACTAACGTGTTAGCTGCTGGACAAACTATTTTAGTTATTAAAGCAGACGGAAGCGCTTCTGCAAAAGCTTATATTTCAGCTACACCTTCTTCGACAACTGCTACAATTCACGGTTACTCTAAAAGTGATTCTGAAATTCACGCTTTAGTTGGAGCAACAGGAGTAAAAGTATTTGTTTATGGATCTGAATACAAAAAAGGAACTGACAGTACTGCTGTATCTGTAGAGCCTTCTTTCACTCAGTTTTCTAATAAACCAATCATCATTAAAGATAAGTATGAAGTAAGTGGTTCTGACGCATCTCAAATTGGATGGGTAGAAGTAACTACTGAAGGAGGAGACTCTGGATACTTATGGTACTTAAAAGGTGAAGGTGAAACTCGTTTACGTTTTGAAGACTATTTAGAAATGGCTGTAATTGAAGGAGAGAAAAAATCAGGTAACGGAGATGTTCCAACTGGAATTGAAGGTACTGAAGGTTTATTTTCTGCTGTTTCTTCTAGAGGTCAAGTTGATAACGCTTACGCTGGAAACTTAACTGACTTTGACAATATTCTTAAAGGACTAGACAAAGAAGGAGCTATCGAAGAAAACATGTTATTCTTAAATAGAACTACTGCTTTAGCTTTTGATGATATGCTAGCTGGATTAGACGGTGGTAACACAGGTGCTGGATCTGCTTACGGTGTATTTAACAACTCTGAGCAAATGGCATTAAACTTAGGTTTCTCTGGATTCAGAAGAGGTTCTTATGACTTCTACAAAACTGACTGGAAATACTTAAACGATGCTTCTACTAGAGGAATCGCTGCTGATGCAAGCATCAACGGTGTTCTTGTACCTGCTGGAACTTCAACTGTATATGACCAATCACTTGGACAAAACATCAGACGTCCATTCTTACACGTACGTTATAGAGCTTCTGAAGCTGACGACAGAAGAATGAAGTCTTGGTTAACTGGATCAGTTGGTGGAGCTGCTACATCTTCTTTAGACGCAATGGAAGTTCACTTCTTATCTGAAAGATGTTTATGTGTACAAGGTGCTAACAACTTTGTATTGTTCACATAGTCAAGAGTAAATTACTGTAATTTTTACCCTCGTTGTATTAACGGGGGTAATTATTACTTTTATTAAACTATTAAATTATATTATATTATGGCTAAACAAGCTACAGCAAAAAAAGTAGAGGTTGCACCTCAACCAAAAGTAGAAACTAAAAAAGTAACTACACCAGTACAACCTGCTAAACCAAAGTGGGAAATAAAAAATAGAAGCTATTATTTAGCTGGAAATGAAGAACCTTTAACATTTAGACTTAAAGCAAGGCACTCAAGATTAAAGCCTTTGCTTTATTTTGATGAAGAGCAAGGCGTTCAAAAAGAAATTAGATATGCCACAAATCAGCAGTCTCCATTTGTTCAAGATCAGAACGGGGAAGCTACGTTAGGGCAAATTGTTTTTGAAAACGGTGTATTAGTTGTACCTAAAGAAAAACAAAACTTACAAAAACTATTATCACTTTATCACCCTGATTTAGGTAAAAAATATTATGAGTTTGATGCGCAAGAAGAAGCTAAAGACGAATTAGAAGATTTAGAACTTGAATTCGAAGCGGTTTCTAATGCAAGAACGATGGACATTGACCAAGCAGAAGCTATACTTAGAGTTGAAAAAGGATCTGAAGTTTCTAGTATGAGTTCTAAAGAAATAAAAAGAGACTTATACATTTTTGCTAAAACTAATCCAGGTTTGTTTATAGAACTAGCTAACGACGAAAACGTTCATTTACGCAACGTAGCTATTAAAGCAACAGAAGCTGGAATTATAAGCTTAAGCGGAGACAATAGAACCTTTAACTGGGCTAGTAATAATAGAAAATTAATGACTGTACCTTTTGATGAAAACCCATACTCGGCTATGGCAGCTTTCTTTAAGACAGACGAAGGTATTGAAGTTCTCAAGTCAATAGAGAAAAAAATAAATTAATACGTAATATAAATATATAGGGGGGATAGTTAACTCTGTCCCCTTATATTACATAAAAAAATAAATAAATGGCAATAAGCGTAGATACTGTATACAAAACAGTTTTATTAATACTTAACAAAGAACAGCGTGGTTATATGACACCGGATGAGTTTGATAAAATTGGGCAGCAAGTACAACTTGAAATATTTGAAAAGTATTTTGAAGACTTAAATCAAATAGTCAGAGCACCCCAAACGGATGCAGACTATGCAGATCGCTTATCCTATT